GCTTAAAGCATAAATATTCTTAGATTCTAGAGCATTACTTTCCAAAAGCTTGCTCACATTTATATTAAGTCTTTTTGCCATAACGTCAATGAAATTAATCTGATTATTTGTGATTTTTGATACAGTATCCTGATCTGGGTGATCTTCCATATCTTTGACCATTTCTTCAGCCGCAATAACTTTTCTTAGCTTTAATGCTCGTCGTAAAGCTCTACCTTCTGCTCTGGTTTCCGCTACGGCAGTAGGATGGTTACGATATGCCTTGTCGCAGTTGCCCCAATAAACGTCAGCTGCACCGCTCACGGCCCTATATTTAACATTCATGTCATCTGACACATCTCCTTTTAATACATAGCGTATGGTGTGTGTGGCGGTGGCTCTTTTTTCGTTATCTGGACTTGGAGTTTGGACTATTTCTGTGATAGCCTCAATAACATCACAATTTAATGCTATCTCAAATATTCTCCTTAAACCGTCTGTTGTTGGATTACCACTAATCTTTTCATCATCACTTAATAAACCTAGAACATGATCAGTCCACTCGAGATCATTAGGTGTGACAGTTTTTGTTTGTACTACTTCAACCGCTTCCAATGTCTTCTCTTCAATCATCTCTTTGTTATCCTTCTTATTTTTGACCATTTTAATCCTCTATTACAAAAGTTCTGTTGTCTGGTTGTGGGAAAGATTGTTTAATATCTTCTATGACTGTTTTGAGTTTAGCATAAATTATCTGTGATCTTGTTTTTGAAAAATCTTTAGTCTGCTTTATTCTTATCAGAGCCAATCCTTTACCCAAAATCAATCCTTGTTTTTTTTGATCATACGATATATTTTTAGCTAAAGCATCTTCTCCCCAAACAGGAAGAAAATGCGACGGCCCGTCTATTTCTATCGCCGTATTCATTGTAGGAAGAAACAGGTCTATTTGCAACTTGGTATTTAGTAGGCTTTGCTCTTTGTGAAATTCCACCCTGTACCCATCTTGCAAAAGACTATCAAAAATAAACTTTTCTAGTTTTGATCCAACCTTGCTTGTTAAACGAACAGCGTCATTAGCCAATCTGATCATATTCTTTTTAGCTTCTTCGTCCATTCTTTCCCAAGCTTCTTTGCTCTTATTTTTTCTTTCTTGTAGAGTTTTACTATCTAATTCATCCCAAGATTTCAAAACTCCAATACCAATTTTATTTTTTTCTTCCACAGATCTTTCTTTGCCTTTTGTAGGATGTTGATGCTTGCCACTTTTAAGAGCATTCTTTTGAGCATCAGACTTATCTCTTATTGGTATTTTAAAAGATACAGCGTCTCTTCTTATCTTATTTGCGTATGTCCCATACTCAGAAGCTATATCTGCAAAACTCTTTTTATTATCCAGATAGGACTTTCTTATAATACTTTCTTTTTCTGACTTAGATAATTTACTATACAAGATCTTTGATTGTTTCATATGAAAAATCCTCCGATATACCTATTGGTTTTTTCCAGCACATATCATATATATCATAAAGTTGTTGATTCTTAGTTATTATATTCAGGTCTTTTGAATCGAATATTTCAGACCAATATTTAAAATTTTGGATATGTTTTGTCCAAGGCAACTCATATGCATAATAAAATCTTTTTGATAGATTAATAAAATTTTTGCTCAATATTAACGACGGCATATCGAATACTACCAAATTGCCTTTGAAAAATTTGGCTTGGCTAATATGTAATATTGGTACTGAGTTATTTTCTACAATTTCTGAATAACTATTAAAAATACATATTTGACTATATGGATTATTATCAATAAGAGATTTTGCAGTTTTTAAAATATGTTCAGATGTTGTTGTATTCTCTAGTTTAATACATAGTATTCCCAGATCAATCATGATTTTAATATCCTGTCTAAAAATTTATTATATGTCTCTATGTCTTGAGATAATGAAATTTTATCTTCTATCAATTGTCCATCTTTTGGTCTTAAGATTTTTGTTCCACAACTTAATGCTTCTGGCAAATATAGATTATCAACCAACAAACAACTACTAGCTTTATTTAAAACTTCCGCCCTATCTTGTTCTGATAGTAAGCCAATATTTTGTTGATGTTTCATCGACGATGGTCCAAAAATTCTTATATTAAATTTTTTATTTGGATATAAAACACTCAATAAATCATCATTAATATTTGAAGACCTATCAATAAAACATGGAATATATTTATCTCTCTGTTTATTTGTATTAAAGAATATATGTTTATTTATTAATTGTGGAATTTCTATCATAGAGCCTTTATCCGATTTTTTCCCGATATTTAAGCAGTACTTACTTAGCGAGTCTATAACATTGTTATCTATAATATCATGATAAAGTATTATTTTTTTGCTTTTATTAAATTCATTTATATATTGATATATTTCATTAGTCATTAATGAAGAAACAAAAATATATGCATCAAAATCATATCTATAATGTATATGATACAGATTTCCATCAATTCGATCATTTATAATAGTCAAATCATCAGATTCAATTATAGAAATATTATTAATAAATTTATCGTCGAATTCTTGTACAAATAATTTCATATAAATAGCTTAGCCTTTGATATATCTTTTACTGTGTTAATTTTCATTATATTTTTTTTGCTTATGAAATGTTTATCAAATATAGTATTATGTTTTTCCATTAAAGTATTGATTAATTCAAAAAGAAATAATTGATCAATATTGTCGGAATCACAAATTTTTTTCATATTTTGAACAGCGTTATTATCTAAGAGGGCACATTCGGACCAGGGTGTTGGTAGATCATAAAATAAATAATTGATTTCTTCCGATTCACCACATCCTATATTAAAATTTGTTTTTGGCTTGTCGATTAAAAATATTTTTGATTTAATAGAATTTTTAATGCATAAATTTTTAAACAAAATACCGTTGCTAACTATTAATAGATTATTTGATGAGGTGTGATTATCTATAAACAGTTTTATTAGTTTTGCTTGATTGGTATTTGTATAATTTGTATTTTCGATGACATGAACACGATTATATTTAGATATTACTTTCCTAATCTTATCGCACTCAAATCCTGCCCCAACATAAATATTACAGTTATTATCTATTTTTTTAAATTGCTGTATCTGATAATCTAGTACTGTTGTTGAATTTTTGATTGTCAATAAGGCTTTGGATCCCAAGGATTTCATTCCTTTGGTAATTTCTGGTACTAGTAATAGTATATCAAGCATAGTATTTTATTAAAGGATTATCTATTTCTTTAAGAGCTAGTGTGATATCTGGGTTAACAGTGTCTTTAATCTCTTCATATGTTTTTAAGGATATGAATAGACCATCCGTCTCTTCTTGATTTCTATATAAAGCATGTGCTATTGGTTGTTTTATCGTGACTATATAGTTTATGCTAGAAATATCTTTCTCCCATGAATCACAAGAAGACGCAAGATTAATCCATAGAAACTGATATTTATCTTTATTCGGATTAGTATTTAATACTATGCTAAGACTTTCTTGATAGTCAAATTCTTCCAACATATTATGTAGTTTCCAATCTATATTATTCTTTTCAAGATTTTTGAAAGAATTAATTATACTTTCTGTATTATTCTTTTGATAAGTTATTATAGAAACAAATCCTGGCTTTATCGATAAATTGATTATCTTTTGTGCAATATCTGTGTGGTCGTTCTCCCCGAGAAAAACTATCAAATAATAGGTTGCTCTATTTTTAAAATATAAATGTTTTTTTAGATCTTCAATAGATCCTATTTTATCTTTATGTTCTTCATATGCTTTCGTACTAAATGCGTATGGACAAAGATAGTTATGTATATAATAAAATTTTTCACTATTTATTATTAATTGTTTACTGTCTTTTATTTGATCAATAATATTCATGACACAAGGATCTTGACTATCTGCATAGTCTGAGAAGATACATTTCTCACAATTTGTATTTTTCATATTCCTACTCTTTGAATGGTAATGTATGTCTTAAAAAAATCTGTAGAGTTTTCTAATTTTGTGACTTTGAATTCTTGGTTTGATTCAAATATAAGTGTGATTTGCTTTAATGAAAAAATAGACTTAACTCCGTTTATAAAACCAAGCATTTCCTTATCCGATAATGCATTATTAATATATTGTCTAGAAATATGCTTGAAATTATTTATTGTAAGAGTTACTAATCCATTTGGTCTAATTTTTTCTTTTATTTCTTCCAAGATATTATTTGCTACTGATGAATCAAAATATTCTAAGCATCCACAATATATATGGTCTATTGAATAATTAACAAGATTAGATAGATCATTGATTTCTATGTTGTCGAATCCCTGTATTGTATCTTGTTTCTTGATCGTATATAGATTTATTAATCTGTTCATAGTAAAAGAGGTTCCTTTATTCTGTTAATAATGGTATCATAGATTTCATCTTGAAATTTTACTAGATCATACTTTTTAGCTAAAAAACTAATACGATCTTTAATTTTATCCACATTACGTATTTTTAAAGTTGATTCTATTATTAGATGAATTTTATTAAAATCATCTATATTTATGATTCCTTCTTCTTCTGGTACCGATGAAGACAAAACATCACATCCGCAAGATAAAGCTATTAAAGAATCGAAAGTTTTTTTTATAGATATACAAATATTATATTCTTTTAAAGTGCTAATAATTTTTTCATAAGAAATATTTTGATCAATATTTATAATGCCAGCATCTGGAAAATATTTCTTTACATAAGAATATAGTATATCCACCGATTTTGCATTATTGGGATTCAGTAAAACCACAGACTTGCGTGGTTGATCAAAATCAATTTTTACTTTTGGAATCCCATACGGTATATATTTACCATTATCTATAGACCATTCAGATTTTAATGACTCATTAGTATATATTTTAAATGAATCGCCCAATCTGTTCTGTAATAAGAATTTATCTTCTTTTTTAAGTGCTGGGTCTGGTGATTCGTGGAAAAATATCATATCCAGGATGTGTTCGCTTTTATAAAAACTAGCGTTAGACGTATACTGTACCGGATCGTTGTTCCAATATATGTCATAACAAAACATTCCACGAGTACGGATATACTCAGATTCATACATAAATGACATATCTAAATGTTTTATTAAAAATTTATCAAAAATACTATTACTATAATCATATAATATCTTTATATCTTTTCTTTTAGGATCACCAGATAAGTAGAGTATAGGACTCAAAATATTCTGCATTATTGTAGAATATGACATATTGTTTCTCCTAAATTTTTATTATTATTTTTTTTCATTCTATTATTTTTATTATTTTGTTGATTTTTTATATCTATCATTTTTTTACAGAGGTCCGCTGTCGGTATTGAGGTCATTAAATCTTCAAGATCATTTGATGTATCTATACTTATTGCCGGTATTTGTATACTAGTAGTATTATGTTTGTTTATAATATTTTTTTCTGATTTAACAAAATATTTCTCATAAAGATACTGTGAATAATCATCGTTCAGAGATAGGAAACAATCAAAAGTATTTAATGATGCTATAACTGATTCTGTCTCTAGTCCATTAAAAATAAATACAATATTATCATAGTCTATAATTTTAAGTTTTTGTTTTGTTTCTTTATAATAATTTTCTAAATCTTTTTTATCTTGCTCTGTACCTTTACAGCATATTAAAAGATTAACATTAGCATAAGAACGAAATGATATAAGAAAAGAATTAATGATTTTCTGAATAATCGAAATATTCTGTTTATAGGTTCCTATAAAACCAAAAATAAAATTGTCTCCAATTTTTTCTCCAAGATTATATCTTTTATTAGAATGCTGCGATATTTCTTTATCTGAAAATGATTCATCAAAAACAACTATAGGAGATGTTATATTTGATCTAATTAATATTGTTTTATCATGATCGTTGTCAACTAATACGTAGTCGAATGAATTAAGCTTCTGATAATTTTGATTATAGGAGACTTTTGATATTCTATTATCGATAATGGGTATTGCTATATTTTTAACAGATTTTTGTATTGAGAGGTATTCTACTGGTGCATGTTGTATTAGTGAATTTAATTGAAATTTTTCTGGAATATTCTCTATAAAATTAAGTATACCAGTATCATCTTGAGTTACAGACAGATCATCTATATATAATGGTCTACCTATAATAGACATTTTTTTTATGATAAAGGCTCTATGGATAGACTCTAAATAAATTTTTGATAGTTGCCCCATATAATCATATTGTCTATATGGACCAATGAATATTGTTGTCATAATAGTTCTTATGTGTTTGCCTTGATTGATGCATATTGTATGAAGTCGTCATTGAATTTAATATTTTCAGATCTAACCTTATCTGAATGATTTATATTGTCTATGTATGTATTTATATATGTTACTATATCATCATATTCATGCTTAGTAATATTAGACCCATGCATAGAAAAGCCATAATCTACATATTGTAACAAAGTTAGTATGCTCATAGATGATATCTTGTCTATATCTTTTAGATGACTAAAGCATAATTTTGCTGTATTATCAAAATGCTGACTGCTATTTGTGTCTATTTCTTTTTCAATTTTATTCATAAATGTTGCTGAACTGTGCCAGTCTGATCTATAGGTACTGTCTATATGATCCAAATGATTTTCCCATTTTTTTGCTATGTCATCCCAATTATAGTATTTTTCTGTAAGCTGTCTAGTCTTTTGGCCTATAGCCGATCTCTCTGAGTCTGACATATTGCATAATTTAACTATTTCATTTGCTAATTGTTCATTATCTGGATAAACTCTTATTGCTTTTGTTTCAAGTTCTTTAAAGTATGATTTTGGACTAATAGGAACAGCATCTAGCTTTTTTACAATATCGCACATTGCACTATAATCAACTGTAAATATTGGTAATCCGCAAGCTCCTGCTTCTGTTTGTGGGCATCCAAAACCTTCGCATATGGAATATTGTACATAAGCATCGAATAGATTATAGACCTTAGCTAGCTGTTCAGTTGATATTCCATTTGTTACAGAGGAGAATGTCATGCTTTTTTCCAAACATCTTGAACATACTTTTTGTGGTCCTACAAAGACACTTGAACTCATATTACCACAACGTCTACATAGATATGTAAATAGTACTCTGTTAGCTAGTCTGTGTTCTTTTAAAAGTTCTGGCAGATCCCAACCAGCATCAGGATAACTTGTATGAATATACAAATATATTTTTTTACCCAGCGGATTATTTTCTTCTTTCAAGATATCCATAGCTTTTCTAAAAGAAACCATAAGTTCTGGTATCAATTTTCTTTTTTGATTTCTCATAACTGATCCTATGACTATGCTGTCATTAGGTATGTCATACTCTTCTTTTAGAGATTTTTTGTCTTTTACTGGATGAAACGTAAAGAGATCAACCCCAGGGGATGCGGTATCTATATAATTTATCTTGCCTGAGCTTTGATCTTTTAGAACATTGGCACCCCAATCAGAATAAGTAAAAATACTGTCGGCAGAGAGAAATGTGTCTATCCACTCTTCCTGCTGTGGAGCGGAGTCAACTGTTGGCATAAGTATCCAATGAAAGAATTTTCTTAAAGGCGATAGTGCTTGGTACGAACTCATCCAATAATCCCTAATATCTATCACAACATCTGGCTTAAAATCTAATAAGACTTTTTCAAATCTCCATCTACCAAATTGATTATCTCCCCTCGAAGTATACTCTTTGTGTCTTGGATCATCTTCCTTGACTGCATTAGCATAGTATCTCCAAGGTATATTCTTATCTCTTGCATCATTTACCATGCCATAAGAAGCAAATTCTGCTATGTCATACTTGTTAGTCTTATACAGTCGAGATAGGATTTCTCTAGTATAAATTGAAAAGCCAGAGCTAAGAAAGCTGGCTTCAGAAACCATGAGTATTTTAAGTTTTGATTTATTCATAATAATAAAGAGGGAAGATAAAAATAGGGGCGTTTTACCGCCCCCATCTTTATGAAATTATATTCTAAATATCCTAATCAGAAAGCAACGGACTCAGCAGGTTCCGCTTGTTCGCCCTTGCCCTGCTTTGACAACTTAGTAATCTTAGAGAAATTATTAACTCTAACCTTTAGACTACTATGCTTAACGCCATCCTTTTCCCACGTATCATTGCGTAGAGATCCTTCTACTAGAACCAGATCACCCTTCTTAAATGAAGATCCTATGATCTCAGCACCACTGTCCCATGCTTCGCAATTAATAAATGAAGTTACCTTATCCTTTTCACCACTAGCCTTAGTATATTCCCTAGAGACAGCTACGGTAAAATTAACAACAGAAGTCTGCTTGCCGCCAGTATTAACGACTCTTAGCTCAGGATCTCTTGCTAAATTACCTCTCAAAATCGTGATATTCATATCATCTCCTTAATTAAAAATTTAAACCAAACCAAACGAACACGATAACATATGATAATCGATGGCATGTGATTGTCAAGATCTCGGCGTAAAACACTTATCGACAACCAAACCATCCTTTGTTTTTGTTTTGTTGCCAATAAAAATTAGCACATTACCTTGGAATAGATGGTGCTTATATGTCTCTAATTGTTCCGGGAAAAAGATAACAGAATCCAATAGACCATAAGCATCTTCAACACTAACAAATGCCATTTCTTGTCCTGGATTTTTTCCCTTTTTTGTCTTAATAATATTTACATTGCTAACTTCACCGGCTAAGATTATTTTTTCTGATAGTAGCGTAGTTTTAAATTCTTTACAATTAGTATTGGTCATGCTAATATCATAAGAGTCTAATTTAGAGCAAGATATGGCTACACCCAGAAAAGAGTTTTCTGAATCAGATAACCATTCTATCTTATCTGTTAATGAATAAGGAGGATGCTCCAGTGATCTTATTAAGTTAGAAATTGGCTCTATTCTCTTTTTTGTTATCTTTTCATTAAGCAATGCTTGTAGTACGACCTTTATATCTGATGTAGGCTTATCACTTATAAGGCCCGCAAATAGTTCTAACTCTTTCTTGGTTAGAGATGACAATATTTCGTAATGAAAAAGTATTTCAGTTCTATTTTTTCTAAAATAATCCAGAGCGCCACTACCAACAAGAGCTTTTGCAGCTGTTGAATTAATATTCAGTAATATGTGACAGATGCTTTGAATATATCCTAATGAACTAATATCTTTTTGCTCATTAAGTTCTAGCAACTTTTTAAATACAGAATCTCCAACACCTTTGATATCTGTTAATCCAAAATATATATTCTTATCTTTAATGAAGAAATTCTTATTAAGATTGCGTAGATCTGGTAATCTAACATCAATACCCATCTCATTAGCATTTCTTGCCAATTCTTTTATCTCTTGCTGAGGATCTATCTTGTCTTTAGCAAACTTTAAATATGATGCAAAGAATATCCTGGAGAAGTGTGCTTTTGTATAAGCTGAGAGATATGCGTTCATAGCATAACTTATACTGTGTGACTTATTGAAAGAGTATCTTTGTGATTTTTCAATCCAGCCAAAGATTTCTTCTGCCTGATCCTCTGTTACGATATTCTTTTCTTTGGATCCTGTTAAGAATTTTTTCTTCAATTTAGCCATTTCTTCTGGCTTCTTTTTTCCAATAGCCTTTCTTAACATATCAGCTTCCTGCAGATCAAATCCTGCAATATCATGGGCGATCTGCATACTCTCTTCTTGGTATATCATCTCTCCATATGTTGTCTTTAATGCTGGTTCTAATGCCATATGAAAATAGTCAATACTTTCCAATCCATTTTTCTTATCTATATAATGATTGGTAATACTCTTGCCATCTCTTACAGACTCTAAGCATCCTGGTCTAAGAATAGCTATCAACCCAGATAACTGTTCAATATTTTCTGGCTTAAGTTTTTTAGCCATCATTTGCCCGAGCCTAGACTCCAACTGAAAACATCCTTTAGTATTACCTTCGGATATCAAGTCCCAAGTTCTGTGACACTCCAAATTAAGATTCTCTATATTAGCAGAGAAATCTATTTTTGGAATATCGCCAGAATTGTCTATTACTTTAAACTTACAACCGCAATCAAACGCAAAAAAATCAGACATTCGCAAATGACCCCTTAAATTTTATCTTGTTAGATAAATTCCTATGCAATTTTAAAAACCTAATTAATATATCAGCAGTATCTTTTACGTCTTTCAGAGCATCATGAGCACCTTCTTTTGATATACCTAAATAATCTCTAAGATTATCTAGAGTATAATTTTTAAGCTCATTGTTACCTTCAAACCAATAAAATACCATATTCATCAAGTCTACAACATCTCTAGGATAAAATAGACTAGACTTGCCCTCTTTATTGAGATTGTCATATTTTGTACTAAGTCTCTCAATAATTTTCAGATCAAACCTATTTATGTTATATCCCGCAGCAATGGGAGCACTAAAACAAGATTTTCTTTCGGATCTTGTATGATACATATCCAGGTATGATGTAAACATTTTCCATCCATGATCCTGCTTCTGATAAGACTTCCATTCTTTTAGAATATCCTCTTTAGAAGAACCTCTCACCTTTGCATGAAAATCCAACACATCACTATCTGCATAGTCATATTCTGGATTATCTATCAATGCTTCTGGCTTAATACTAATATTAAACTCGGAGTCTGGCACTACTTGTAGTTTAAGAGGATCTATAATTATGGCAGCTATCTGAACAGGACTACATTTCTCTGGATTAATACCGTCAGTCTCCAGATCGAAAACACAAATTTTTTGAAAATTAGGCATTAATTGACCACCACCATTAGGTTATCGGTAAAAAATACTCTTGAGTTAGCGTCATCTACCAAATGAGCATTAATAGACTGACAACAACTAACTTTTACAGCATTTACCTTGGTATACTCAGAACCATTTACGCTAAAATTTTCTCCTACCGCTACTTCACCGAAAGTCTTTTCCATGGTTATTCTCCATTTTTTAATAGGTCAGAAATAGTCATAATCTTATCTAGCATAGCTACGCCTAGAATATCAAATTTAATTACACCCAAAGATTCCAGGTCCTGCATTTCCATGCCCGCAATAAGTTGATCATTTTTTGAATCATAAATCATGGGGCAAACATTACTCAATTCATCTATACTAATTACAATACCAGCAGCGTGTTTTGATTGATTAGATTTAGTTCCTTCCAAACGAATAGCCTGTTCAAAACGCTTGGCCAGAGGACCGGCTAATTCTCCTTCCTCATTAATATAGCACCACTCCTTGAGTTTGTCAACATTGTTTTCTAATGCCCAACGAATAATGGATGCTTCGCCAGTATCTTCTTTCATTTCTTGCAATTCGTCTGCAATTTTTGCTTCATCCGGGATGTATTTTGTTATACGATTCATCTCTTCAAATGCCACGTTGCCATATACTCTTAATACTTCCTTTAAGGCTCCACGGCCTTTCATAGTATTATAAGTTATCATTTGAGATACCTTATTGCTTCCATACTTATTTTTAATATATGAGATGATTTCTTCTCTTTTGTTAATTGGTACATCAACATCTATATCTGGCATGGAAATACGGTCAGCAGTATTTCGACCAGAATTATAAAATCTACTGAACAATAGATCATACTTTATAGGATCTATAGCAGTAATTCCTATTAAGTAGGATACTAAACATCCAGCAGCAGATCCTCTTCCTGGTCCCGGAAGCCAATTATTAGACTTTACATTGTTAAGTATGTCTTGAATGATAAGAAAGTAGCTGGACAGCCCAGCGCCCTGCAAAACATCCAATTCTTCCTTAATTCTATCAACATAGATTTGTTGTTTATCCTTTGGAATATTATTGGCTATCTTATCTCTCCAACCATTTCTGCATAATTCTCTTAGATATTCATCTGGATTAAATCCTTTTGGACATTCAAAATTTGGAAGAGCAGGTTTATTTAGAATATCATATGACTCTATCATAGAATCTACATGATTAGTATTATCTATTTCTTCTTGAGTGTGTAAATCAGCCATTTCTTCTGGAGACAATATGTAATAATTATCTGACTTAAAAAAACATCCCATAGGAACATCTTCATTATTAAGTATCTTTTTATTGATATCAACAAGAGTAGTCTTTAGATTATTACATAAAAGGATCCTTTGATCAACAGCATCAGATTTATCGCAATAATGAGCATCTGGTGTGCATATTACTTTTGTTTTAGTTATTGATCCAAGTTTTCTTATCAAATCTGTTAACTGAATCTGTTCTGGTATATGTTCTCTATCCATGAGTTGAGACTCTAGAAAGAAATTATCTTTACCAAACATATCCTTCATCTTAGCTATCATTTCAATAGCTTCTTTTTCGGAATCATCTTTGGATCTTAGTATCTTATTTGCTAATACTGATCCTAAGTGACCACAAAAACCAATTAGATTACCATCTAAGAATTCTTGTAATCTATTAAAGCTCAATCTTGGCTTATGATAAAAATTATGCTTACTATTAGATTCAGATATTATTCTGATTAAACTAGCCCATCCCTTTTTATTCTTAGCTAAAACTATAAAATGTCCAAGCTTACTATTTTCTTTAGTCTTTATGTGAGAATCATCTTCGCTGATATATAGTTCACAACCTAAAATGGGTTTGATACCATTAGATTTCATTGACTGGTAAAACTGCACAGTTCCAGATATTGTTCCGTGGTCAGTAATTGCACACGAAGTTACTCCAAGAGTATTACATCTTTTTGCAATTTGTGCAGGCTTAGATAGTCCATCCAAAAGTGAGTAGTGTGACCCACTTAAGAATGGACGTGCAGAGGAATATACCTCTTATTCACGTCCATCTTTTATTTTCCTTCTTTTGGTATTTTGGGGGTGGGTCAATGAGAAACTGACTCGATGTATTGTACGATACGAACGGGTGTTGTCAAGCGACCGAAATATCATTCTGTGGTTCCGGGTGCTTTGTACTTTGCAAATGAGTGATTCTTATTCTTATACTCTTTTACAACAGAATCCATACCATTCAGATCAATATCATGTTTAATTTGTTCACATTTTGTCATTGTTGAACCAAGACTGCAAGTTTGATTTTCTCTATATTCTACTTGCGGTTGTATGTGAGTATTGTCGAATGTTGTTTTACCAAAATGGCATAATTTTGTACACATCCAAGTTTTATTAAGTCTTGGCCTTCTTGTATTCTTAACCACCTCAAATTTTTGACGTAACATATCCTCTGTCTTAGAAAGATCTGATTTATCAAAACATATCGAAAAAGGTCCACCGTCATTGATAAAGTAGATAGAAAATATAATGTGGTCTATGTGAGGATACAAATGACTAATAGCATAATGATATATTCTTAACTGTGGATCAGTCTGTAGTTTTTCTAAGGTCTTTTCCTTACCAGTCGCCCAATCTAATCTTCTACCAGTTTTCCAGTCAATAATTTCAATAGTATTGTCGTTTACTAAGGTTATAAGGTCTATAGTACCCTTAATACCCAAATTACCTTCTAGCTTACCTTCTGGAGTATCATAAGAATATGCTGCCCAAGGTTTTTTAATCTCGATATCAAAATGTTGCTCTGGACATAGTATATGTCTATTCCTTGGATCGAACATACCATCATTAAATTCTATTGCTTTGTAAACCCATGCGTGACAATCTTTATAGTCTTTCAATGCCCACTTGTGATGAGAATTAGCTTCTGAATAATGCTTATATACTTCCTCTATAATAACATTCAAGCTATAGTTTGAGATATTTACTTTTCCTACCACATCATCATCGATAACTTTAACATCATCTTGCTGTGCCTTTTTTATAACTGCTAGTATTTCTAAGACTTTATGAACTATGGTTCCTTTATCGGCTTTTTGGCCCGATGGACCACGATAGCCAAGAACATATTCGAGAAAATATTGCTGCTCGCACATTGAGTGTGTGTTATATGAACTACTTCTAAAGTATGTGACTATAATGGTAGAATCTCCTGTAAAAATTTTTGTATATCCATGCATTGATCATATATGTTCATATTTTCATTATCGCAAATATAATCAAAATTAGACCAATCATAGTTTTCTTTATCCAATGCTACTTCAGCTTTGGCTGATGAATTAAAAGGATTTCTGGTTAATCTAAGTACCTTACCACCCTCTGTCTTAATACTATCAGCTTCGTTTGGGAATCTACAGTCAGCGATAATAGCTATGGAAGGTTTTTCTTCTTTGATCTTTTTTATGGTTGCTTCTACCCAAACATTATTTTTAAGAGTACGAAAAATATTGGTTCCAATAATTTCCATAGCCTCTCTTCCAGAAAGCTGTTTATCATCCCATGTTAAGTCTGTTAAGGTATTTTTTTCTTCATCTGATCCATAACATTGTTCATACGTTAGTCCCAGGATATTCATACAAATATCTTTTTTTAGTGGATCAGCAAAACTATATACTTTAATGTGTTTCTCTAATTTTTCAACTACCTTATTTAGTATAAAGTCATTTCTATTAATATTAGATAGATCGAATATTCCAGCATAGTTTCTATCATTTAAAAGATCCGAAACTACTATTTGTCCATTTGGATTTATTGATACCTTTTGAGCTATTTCTAATTGAGCAATAAATAGGGAGATTATAAAATTGCTCGATGTACTCTTGCCCGACTGCTTTTTTCCTGAAAATCCTATGATCATATAAAGTCTTTAATTAGAGGTTTAATTTCGTTATTAATTTCTTCAATACTCATTGAAGCTATGTCTTCTTTACTAGGAGAGATATTTTTGATATTATATGTTTTTTCGCATTTCTGCTTTATTTGAATAGCCGCCTTTTGACCAGCATCGTCATTGTCCATTATAGTAATAATGGTCATGGCACCAGAAGTGTCCAAAATCATTTTCTGACGATCACTCAATGATGAGCCAAATATTGCTACAGCATTAAGTATACCCGCTTCAGACAATCTCCAAACATTTCCTGGGCTTTCAACAAGAATAACGCATGATGTTTCTTTGATTCTATGCTGTGCAATCCAAAAATTATACAAATGTTCTTGGGTTTTAAATCCAGTATTATGTCTCCATTTTGAGTATTTCCATAAAGAATCAGCAGATGGACAGCTTGTTTTTGGGTCGTGGTATGCTTTGCATTGTGGGCATTTCTCATATATACTTCGTCCGGTACAACCGACCATGTATTTAAAATCAGGGTCGTATATCGGAACCACGGCCCTCCCATTCATCTCTTTACCTTGAACCCGACAGTCTCCTACATCATAGTTGTTCAGAGTTAGGGCGGAAAATCCTCTGTTAAGAAAATAATCAGAAGGAATAGATAGACTTCTCCTAATTACATCTTTTGATATCTTTGGACTATCGTCTTGATTATTGTTGCTAATGTATTTAACCGTATTAACAAAGGCCGTTTTTTCTTTAGCTTTTCTCGATATCTTTATGCTAGAAAAATCTTCTCGTATAAAAGCTGTTGCAAAATCTAGCGCTTCTTTGAATGAGCATAGCTTATCTCCAGACTTTACCCAACCATAAGTATTGTGAGATAAACATCCTCTAATGAATCCTATAATTGATCCTTTAAATGTTTCTTCACACTGATGAGTTCTACACTTCCAGTTACCTCTATATGAGTCACCTTGATGATAAATATTAAGTGCAGACTCATTATCTCCACCATGAATTGGACAACTCATAGCAATAAGCTTACCAAGATTCTTATACCCCTCTATTCCTAGAGTGTCTAGAAGTTCTTCAATATTTTCACATAAAGCATCTGAAACGTATTTCAGTTTTGCTTGATCATACGAATGGGATTTCTTGATTTTGTTCATTATTATTGGCATCGATTAAAAATCCGTCTGAGTTTGATTTGTTATTATGCATTATCTCTAGCTTGGTCTGACCTTCGGTAATCTTGGCACACCAACCCTTCATATGACAATTAATGTAGTCGTTGTCATCCAATCCTCCACCGTGCCTACTAATTACTGGTACTAGTTTACGATTACCAGATTTTCCTCCATCTTCGGCAATCTCTTCGTCAGACTTTCTTTTGAATATGGAAAAGTTACTGCATAGCCAGATAATTCTATCTGAACCACTTGCAGAATCGGTACTCTCTTTAGATATGCCATCACGATTAAGCTGAATAAAAGAAAGTATTGGAACCTTATATTTAACAGCAAAATTATGTAGCGCAGTCATCATAAAACCTAGAACCTGATATTCTTTTAGGTCTTGAGATATTCCACCAGAATCCATTAACTTTAGATAGTCATATATAATAACACAATCCTTAGCTGTTCCATCATCATTTAAACCAACGTCCTTAACTAGCCACCTTCTCATAATGGCTAATTGTTCATCGAATGGTTTTCCAGCGATAGACTTATGATAAAGCGGTGCGGCTTTAAGATCCTTAACTGCTTGTTCTATTTTCTTAGCATTAATAGGAGACTCTGTAAATTTGCCAGTCTCAATCTTGTTGATCTCAATTTCTGTACTCATAGCTAAAATTCTATGGATATGATCTTCTTTATTCATTTCAGTATCCATATTTAATACTGGAATATTTTGTTTTGCTATATGGTAACCTATGTTATCAGATAAGAGGGTTTTACCAACTTTTGGTCTTGCTCCGATAACATTGATTGTTCCTTTTCTTAGTCCTCCACCTATTGACTGATCATAAACAGGGAACCCTGTGGAAATACCAACCTGATCGATCTTATTATTTTGTAGATATTCGATATACTCATCTAACCCAGCAGACATGAATGTTGGAGCATTATCGTTATCGTTATTCAGTGAGGATGAGAAGTTGAATATTGAATCTTCTGCGATACCAATAATAGATGATATTGATTCTGATCCTGATATATCTAGCAGCTTTTCCTGAGTATTGCCTAGTTCCTTATGTAGTAGTCTAGCTATCTCAAGCTTTCTGATCTTGGCTGCAAATTTTCTAATATTTTCCTTATTAACCGGAAAATCTTTAATAGCCTTTAGATGTTGGGCTTCTTCTTTCTGACTAAGAATATGAGACATTCCTAGTTCTTGAGCGGACGAATATATAGAAGCTATGTCTATAGTAGATACTGATTGTCCCTTTTCAAAGATATGCTTACAGCACTTGAATAGAACCTGATTACTGTCAATAGTAAAAGATTCCTCTTGAACAATATCTCCTATATCAAGAAATACTTCTTCTCCATATTGGAGCATACCACTCAATACAGCTCTTTCGGCTGATGGATCACACAAAATCATAATTTATCCTGCTGATGATGAACACTTATTACATTTATATCTTGATGGAGACTCGACCAATGAAGGACTTAGAGTTTCTTCTTTACCGCAAATTCTACACCTAACTACTATTGGCTCAAACTCTCTAGCTCTTGCAACTGGAGGATGCTTCGATAGTCTTTTATCTATCTCAGTATCCTCTTTATGCATATTCATTTCTGGCATATTTAAAAACTTATTAGAGTTTTGTGTTTGGCCTTTTGGCTTTCTCGAACTCTTTGTTTTAATGGGACTAGTCTCCTCGCTGCTTTCATCAGAATCGTCTGACGGTAGCATATTCTGTAGTAAGGAGATAAGCTGTTTTAGCTGGTCGGGATTTTTACTTAGTTCACTGAGGTCCATTTTTCACCTTTGCTCTTTGAATAGATAACATAATATCAGATAAGTGTTTAATACTATTTGCTAAATATTGAAGTCTATCACTTCTTTGTTTAGCATATTTTTTAATCTTATTTAATGCTGATGCTTTCTCATTATTCTTAATGGCCTGAAAAGACTTTTCAATATATCCATATCCCTTATAATTATTAATCTCTTCAGCAATTGTTTCTTTAATAGTCTCATCGGCCCAGTTTAATCTAGAAAGCTCTCTATTTATTGATCTCTGCACATGAAATGCGAACTGACCTAATCTGTATGCTATTTCCCCACAAACCTCTGGGGTTGTTTTTTCTAGTTCATCCCTACTCATTTGAAAATAGTTATTAAGCTCCTCTTCTGGGAAAGAGTCTGCTCTATAAGATCCAAGACCAATATTCTTTTCATATTCGTCAAGAATCTTATCCCATTCATTAACTTGTTCTTTCGTGTTCATTTTTGATCCTTAATGTCCATTGATCCGTTTGATCAAATGGAAGTTCTATATACTCAATACCATTCAATTCACACCAATCTTTTTTTTCTTGATCTCGTTTCTTGTGTCTTATAAAACCTAGAGGACTATTATGAAAAAATCTACTAAACTTATAATGCTGTTCTCCATGAACTTCAATACATCTTTTTATAAGAGGTAAGTAAAAATCTAAATATAGAGTTTCTGATCTTCTAATATTAACCGGTACTTCTTCTAATACCTGCAGAGTTGGAAAGCACTCATGTATTAAATCTCTTGCCTGTAAATGTAGACTAGATTTATTTTGAATTGATCCATGAGCGATATTGCCAACTAACTGCCAATTATAAGAATTACCATCTAGATCTTTTACTTGCATTTGATGCCCATAGTATCCTTGACTTTTGTCCATAAATCGTCATAAACTTCTGGATGGTCAACTAAGTATTGTCTTGTTTTTTCAAGACCTTGGAACTTAGGCTTGTCCTCGACAGATGACATAGTATACCATGCCCCACCCTTAGATACAAGCCCTAAATCTACAGCAAGTGTCAGTAATTCCATCTGTTTGTCAATCCCCTGACCATATCTAATATAGCTTGTAATCTTACCTCCGGGAGCACCTAGAGCAGAGCATAATACTTGCCAATGTACTTCTTGACCAATTTGAGGACTATCAGTACTTAAATTCCATGGACTAAAATAATTAGCCTTGATTTTGATATCTGTTTGATATGCAATAGCCTGACCACTCTTTTCTTTCCATTCACTATGTCCCATACCGGGGTTGCCCATTTGGTGAGTAATACCTATGACAATGTTTCTGTTAACAGGAATAACATTAGCCACCTTTCTGCAAAACTTAGCTAATAGCTTGGCACCATCTGCTCTTTGCATCTTATTCATATCGCTAGTGATTTCTGCTTCTGTACATAAAGCAGAATATGAGTCAATGATGACCACCGATCCTGGAATTTCATTAATAATTCTTTCACCAATTTGCAAATATTCTTCTGCGTGTAAAATCTTACCTTCTTGAGACCCTATAATATTAAACTTTTCTAAATTTAATCCTGGGATACCTTCTAGGTCTCGTTTCTTTAATCGTCCTTCTATATTCAGATAGTATACTTCTCTGCCTTCCTTAAATGATCCGTGTGCATATTCTGGTCTTTGAGCAGTGGCGCAGAAATCTAATGAGGTTGTAGTCTTACCGCATTTTGGTTGACCGGTAAAAATAACAAAACTTCCTTCTGGGATACCACCATTTAGTACGACATCTAATGCTGGACTAACTGGAATAGTAATCAAAGACTTATCAATAACAGCATTTGCTGTTAACATTACGTTGTCACCAAAATTCTTCTTAACGTCTTCTTTAAGTGCCATCATCTATTTCCTTAAGTTTGGATAGAACATTTTTCTTTACCAGATCTTTTCTATATGACTTATCGTTCTTTCGATCAATATCAATAGTAAGGTCTGTGTTTTGAGACTCTAGGAGTTCAGAATGTTTTTGTATAATAGCGGGCAAATGTGGTGCTCGCAAAGAGTAAATTTTTTCTGCTTCCTTGTCCCTGATAGCATTAATAATAGCTTTAGCGCCATATGTTTTTAAAAGCTTATGGGCAGAAGCTATTTGGTTCCTGTAGTAAGCTTCCCATTTCTTACTAACCCAAAACCTATAATGTAAATCAAGCTTATCTTTTCTTGCTTTATTTTCACATATTAATTCAGTGATATACTGTGCTGCTGAAACTGTCTTGCCATTAGAATACTTGGACAGATACTGGTTATTATTTTCCATTTTTTGGTTTAAAGATGAAACTATCATTTCTTGTTCTTGGGATATTTGCCATATTATCTTTTAGAGAATCATTAAGTGCTGATGCCGCACCTGTCATTATTGCTACATTATTAGTCTTCTTACCAGCAGTCTCAGTTATCATTAAATTTTTAGACTTACTTACCGAAGATTTAGCTGTCTTTAAATTGTTATCAGATGTACTTGTACTGATCTTTTCTAATACTGTCAATACTTGCTTTTCTGTTATTTTTAATTCGTCAGCAATTTCTATTGGTGACTTATTCTGACTGTTTAACCAGCTAATAGCATACCCTAATGTTTTATTAATTCTAGCCATAATTCATATCTCTCTTTCTGCGTTATTTAACCATGCAAGATTCTTAGTTTTCAAAAAGCTTAAATACATATTAAAAGCTTTTAGGTTTACTTCTTTGTATTTATTTTGAGCTCTACAAACTCTATCTAAAAACGAACTAATTTTTGTCTCTCCATATATAGACATTGGATTAAAAATTTTACCGTTGTTATCTAGTTTTATAGTATACTTAACAGCCCCATCGTCCCTTACAATTTTTTTAGCAAGTACATTGTTGTTGTCCTCACTATTGCATCTAGGATTATTATTTGAGTCAAGAAAATCTTCTTTTCCTCTAAAACAATAAAACTCATCTCCGCTTTGAATATTGTCTGAGGATGTATTTTTTGCTGAATGTATAAAATTATTCATTTTTTGTTCCTGTATCTTTTTCGTATGTCTTTTGTGCTGAACTAGCCAAGCATCCTTCTAAAAAACCAAAGAATGAATTCATAAACTCTTTATAGTCAGCATCTTCTTTTACTGGGATATGGTAATGCTTAGTGCAAATTTCTTCATATCCAGCATCTTCTCCCTTTTCATTTTCACTTATTACACTAGCAGTAATATTGAAAATAATTTCATGCTTACAACTAATCTTCTTGTTCTGTCCTTCAAATAGAGAACTATATTGATTTTCCATTTTTATACCCATTTAGTCTTTGGAGTTTTCTTCATTCTGGTCATTCCCTTTGGTAATTCCGATGGTGCTGGACCTTCCTTATAGTCGTTGTGCTTTTGATATAGATTTAATTTTTGATCATCCGTTAATTTATCTCTATTTCTATTAGCTAGATCGCCGATAGTTTTAAGTTCGGAATCAGATTTCTTAACCGATGAGTTTATAGTTAGTAGATCTTCAGTATATGCTCTAATAACATTCCTAGAATTAGAACACTTTTCGCATCTTTGTTTATCTGAATAATCTTTTATGCTACATATAATTTCAAATTTATATTTGCATTTTTCACAATAGAAGGTATATGCTGGCATACTATTACTTCAGTTCTCTCTGTGCACTATTTAACCATTTAGTATTATTTGTCTTTAGAAAGTTAATATACTGATTAAAGACACTTTCTGTTACTTCAGAAAATACGGCTTCTATCTTACAGGTTTTGTTTATGAATGAAGACTTTTCTTTAGTTTTTATTGAATGCGTCTCTACTGGATTAATAATATTCTTATTAGGATCAGTCTTGATATAAAATCTATATGATAGATTATTTGATCCAAAAGCTTTTGCCACCTTACTCTTTACAGCTTTAGCAAACGTATGATCACTTTCAGTTTCTGATCTTGGAAATCCTTCATCATCGCAAAATGATTCATGTCCTAGTAGGGTATAGAACTTATTCTGCTCCTGGCTTTGTTTAATCCTAAAATCTTCAGTATCAACTCGCATTTAATTATCCTATATATGATTCTGGCAAATATAGATGCCATTCTTGAGGAATATCTGTTCTTATAGTAGATAGGTGGTGTGATATGGGCAAGTAGCGGATATTTTTTTGTGGTATGATTGGCAAGTTTAGTAATGGCATATTAGCTTGTTTTGGAGTTTTATTTCCTTTTCTCCTATTACATTCTACACAAGCCGTCACTATGTTTGTCCATGTAGTTGGGCTTGCCTCTTTATACTTCCAAGCTGATTTTGGAATAACATGATCGTAAGTAAGCTTATTAAGCTCTTTTATATTTCCACAATATTGACATGTATAACTATCTCTAATAAATAAGTTTTTACGAGAAAAAGTTACTTTTTGATTATTGATACGAAAATATCTATTAGTTTTTACTACTGCTGGAATAGGATGCTTTTTATTGTTAACTCCAATAATAAAATCGTCTTTATAAAAATCTAGTATTTCTATACCATGATTACTTTTATTTTCATATTTTACACACCAAGTTATAGCTTTTTTCCAATCTATAATACCTAATGGGGAATAGTCTCCATTTAGTACTAAGCATTTACTATTTTCTGTTTTCATTTTCGTATGAGTCTAAACGACCTATAATTTTTCCTATGATAGGATTTCTAACTATGTCTGCAAATTCAAGCTTAGAAATACCTATACCTTCAACATCAGCAAGTGCTGACAACATATCATAAAAGCCTCCCTGCATATGTCTATGTAGGTCAGACTGACTAACGTCTCCTGTTAATACCATTTTACTGTTATTACCTATTCTGGTTAATAACATTTTTAGTTGATCATATGAAGCATTCTGACATTCATCAGCAACTATAAAAGCATTATGGAAATTACGTCCTCTCATCAAACCCAACGGTACAATCTCAATCTTATTGTTTGTTTTTAAGCTATTGTATTGTGCCGATGGGATGAAATGGTTAACTTCGTCTAATAGAGGGAGAAGATATGGATGCAATTTTTCTTCTGCTGTGCCGGGTAGATATCCTATCTTTTCTCCAGATTCTACAACTGGTCTTGTGATGATAATCTTTTTAACTTTTTCATCAAGTAAGTATTCTAAAGCCATGCCTATGGCGATATGAGTCTTACCACTACCAGCAACACCTTGACAAAAAGTTATAGTATTTTCTGCTACTGTTCTAATATATTCTTTTTGATTTTCTGTTCTTGGTTTAAGCCTATTTCTATAAGCGGATGGGATTTGGATCTCATTTGTAGCATCGATAACCCTGGGTCTTTTCTTAGAGCTATTTTTTTTTCTCAAATTATGCCCTTTTAACTACAGAGGATAGGACCTTCCAATCATAAGTATAATACACCGTTAATAAGAGTTGTCTTATTTTATCCCACTAGA